AGTTGCAAACTGCACAGGGGTGTCTACTGCTGGAAGGTTTGTGCCTGTGATATTTGCAGACCCATTCGTGAAGCCTACGGTAAAGGGAGTAGCAACAGCCCCTGAGATATCGGCGTAGTTACCCGCCGCTGCATCGGGAATTGTAGCAAGCGTTACTCTTACAATGTTCGACCCACTCGTAGTATAAATTGAGTTGGTTGTATTAGCACCAGTATATGTTGGGTTAATTGTGCGTAAGGGGGTGATATCGTTAAAGTAGCCACCCTGCTCAATATATACTTTTTGGTCGGTGCCCAACGCCAAGAAGTTATCGCTAAAGGTAGTAATCCAACTCCACATCTGGCGGCACACGCCGGTAAACGCAGTGGGTGTATACTTTACCCAGCCGCCGATCTTTTGGGGGAAGCCCGAACGGAAGCGTATCTTATCGCACTCATACCAGCCGCCCTCACCGGTGTAATCCGTCTGGTCTCGGTTGACGCCCGGTCGGAACTGGAGTTTGATGAATGGCATAACTTACCTTGCGCTTATGTAAAGTTGCAGACTTTAGTCGCACCATTTGTCGTACCAAAAGGATTAGTCGCGCTCGTCCAAGTCCAAATTGTGTTAGAAGAATTAGTAAACGTCGCGGAAGTCCGTGTATATGTTGTTCCAGCAATATCAACCGAGGTCCACCCACTATTGGCACGAACCCCAGATAACGTAAAAATTACGCTTCCTGCTGTAGTGTAGTAGAAGTTTAGGATAGTAGCGCCACCTGCGGGATTAAATGTACCGTCGGAAATACTACCGACCCCAAACGAATACCCATAAAAAGTTGGCCCCCCGAAATTGACAATTCCGACAGTAACGGTTTGGGTATCAAGAAAAGCATTCGACCCCAGCATTGCGCATAGTACGCCAGTCATTAGGAGATATTCCCACTGATATACCATACGGTCGAAGTGACCTTTACCAATGTTGCAAGGCCATATGCTGCCAGCGTGCGCGTGCCGGTATTAGTTGATCCCGCCTGCCTCAGCGTATCCGTTGTGATACTAATAGTGAGGGTAGATGAACCGCTGTTAGCAATCGCGATTGTCGTCCCAACCGGGAAGGCTGTACCCGAGTTAGCAGGTATGGTGATATTTGACGCGGTGTAGATGTGTTTGCCAGCATCGGCCAAAGCTAGCGTCGTATTAGTGCTTTGCGGGAGGCCGCGATAACCGAGAGAGTCGGCAGCAATTGTACCGGATGCAGAGATCAATACACTTTGGTTGAGCGCCGTGATGTCGGTGTTCGCACCAGAAGCGGCTGCGCCTAGTGCGGTGAGAGCAGATGCCGCACCCGTAGCACCAGTACCACCAGCCGTGATGGGAAGCGCGCCCGCCGCGAGAACATTGGCGCTCGTAGAGTAAATGGCGTTATTGGCCGCAGTGAAAGTCGTAAGGGCGGTACCACCTTGGGCTACGCTGAGTGCGGTCGTGAGGCCCGTAAGCGAAGTGATATCGTTGTTAGCCCCCGAAGCAGCGGCACTAAGTGCAGTACGTGCGGTAGCGGCGGTGTTCGCACCAGTACCGCCAGAAGTGACAGGAAGCGCGGAAGCGAGTGTCAGCGATGTCAGGTGAGTAACGACGTCCTTGACGTTCGTGCCGTCATTGAACACCCACATCGTCTTGCCCGTCGGAACTGCAATACCAGTGCCGGTGGCGTTCTTTACCGTGACCGTGCCGTCAGTGCCGTTGTTGACAATATATGCTTTTTCGATGGCTGGCACGACGAGGTTATAACCCGCAGTGGCGGTACCCGTCAGGTTAAGGCGCAGGTTGCGCGCAGTCTGCGTAGCGTTGGTGTCCGTAAGCGTAAGCGTCACGTTAGCGCTGGAGAAGGCAACGTCTGCCGAGCCCGTGATGGCTTCCTCAATAGCAGTACCGAGGTTAACGTTAGTAACATTGCCCCAAGTCGTCGAGTTCTCACCCGTTGCCATCAACTGGACTTTGAGGTTGCTATATGTACTAGCCATCTTCGTTCCTTACGTTGGGATTTGAACCCAAGTCACTGTGTTGCCGTCTACAACTTGCACCCAGTTTTCGGTCTGTGAATCGTCAATAGACTGCCAGTTTGGGACTTGGTTGTTATTAACTGGGCTCCAGACAAGGACGCTAGATACCAGACCGAGCGCTTGCACGCCAGTGAGATATGCCATCGCCCTTATAGATGCGGTAATAGTTACGGTACCGAGGGTGCCGGAGGCGCTTACCCCAGTGAGGGTTACGCTGACTGCCCCGCTACTAGCCATAGGGGTTGCGGCAAAGGGGGTATCGGCAAAAGGAGAGAAACCGAACATATACCCTCTCCTTTCCTTCCAGTGTTAGGGAGCTTTAGGGCAGTCGCTTTCGCAGACACACACCCATACAGAGTTATGGTCCTCGACCTGCTTTACCGTATCTTGAGTATCTTTAATAGCATCGTAAGTGATTGGCTTGGCGATACGGCAATAGTCACTTACTACGGGAGCGGTCGAAGCGGTTACGCAAGCGCTCGTCACGGACAGGATCGGGAACAGCAAGAGCGGCCTCGCCCAGTTCCACTTGCCGGTTGATCTCATCGTTCGCCTCCTTAATAGCCTGCTGACGCCCCTGTTCTTTAAGTTTACTATCCCGGAACAGGCCGAATAGCTTGTCCAGAAAACCAAACAGGGACGCCAGTAGGCGGATCATCAGGCTTTCTTTTCGGACACAAAGACAGCAACGAGCCCTGCAGCGGCAGCTACAAATGTGGTAACCGCCGTGTAGAGTGGGGCCGAAATACCTACTGCAAGCGCAAGGCCAGCGAAGCCCGCGTACGTCGAAGGTTCCTTGAGCCGGGTCACAATTGCGTTCAACATAATCAATCTCCTGTTTCAGCAAGCCAGCTATCGACATCGAAGCTGGGGCACGCTTTCTTGACGCCCGGCCAGTCGCGGTGCCCGCGAATGAGAATGCCGGGATAGTGCTCCTTGTACGTCCGAATGAGCGTGAGGAGCGACTTCTTCTGCGCGGGGGTGCGCGTATCCTTGGGGTTCAGGTTCTTGTCTACGCCGCCGATATAGCAGATGCCGATGTTGCCCGTGTTATTGCCGCCGACGTGCGCGCCCTTCTGATCGTCGCGCAAAGTGCGGTGAGCAGAACCATCAAGCTCAACAACCCAGTGGTAGCTGGTCTGGCCGAACTTGGCTTTGTCCCACTGCGTGATTTGCTCGTGCGTCACGTGGCGTCCCTCTGGCGTTGCCGCGCAGTGGACGGTAAGAAATTTTACGGGGCCTAGCTGGGGCATTACGCAATCCTGATGATAGCCGTCGTGTTCGTGGCTGCCGGGAAAATAATCGTAAAGTCGCCTGCCGTCGAAGTCTTGTCCGAGCCAAAATCCAGTACAGCTACAGCAGCGTTAGTCAGTGTAGTATTAGCCGTACCATTAGCCGAAGGCGTGGTGTTGTAGATTAGCGCACCGCGCGCAGTCACCGTCGCGTTGCTAAACGTCAGGTTGCTAAACGTCGTGTACCCGGTGCCAGCAGAGGTCGAAGTATTCGAAGCCGTCACACCACCGTTGGTGAGCGCAGCACCGCCAGCCGTGTAGTTCGTGCCAGTGACTTCGTTGGTAGCACTATATGCCGTCGTGTTAGCATCAATCGTAGCCGACGAAGTGTACATCGCCAGCTTGAACGTATCGCCACCTGTATTGCGAAAATCATGCACAGCAAGAAGGATTTCTGCCTTGAAGCTGGTGCACATTGCCTGAGTGATAGCCATCGTAGGTCTCCTATGCGTCTATAAGTTTAACGAGTTCTGGAAACCCCGCTTGGGTAAACTTATTCGCTAGGGTTACATTGCGTGAGCGCATGGCTTCGCGCATGAAATAGATAAGTACCTCACGCAGGTTGTCGCGGAATGCGTGGGCTTGGTCTGCGATTACCGGAGGTGCATTATCTCCCACGTTAATAATCTGGTTGAGCGCGCGTTCGGCAAGCTCTTCCGCAGAGAAGCCACGACCGCTAGTGGTCATAACCTGCACGGTACCAATAGCAGTTTCAAGTTCAGCAAACATCATATCACCTTACCGGGTAGCGGATTTGCGGCGTCCGATACATATCCTGTCGATTCTTCCCTTCGCTCAGTTCCTTAAGGAGTGCGAGCGCTTCGTCGTAGCGCTTCTGATATCCAGCGATGACATCCTGCTCGCCCTTCATGAAAGTATAGGCTTCTAGCAGAGAACCATACAGTAGGACAGAGTCGAAATTATCACCAAGCCAAGAAGTACCCGCAGTAACGATTGACTGAGGATAATAGAAGTAGTTGATCTTCAGGCTGTACGCCGCATCGGGCGTAGGCCCCAACAGAAAAGTGTTCTGGTTATTATAGGTATAGTGAGTAGGCAGACCGGTACTTGTAGGCGTTGGGAACGCCTCCCGAATAAAACTAGCATCTTTGTTGAGCAAGTAGGAATACTCACCACTGCCGTTTACAACGGCTAGAGAAAAGTTAGCCAGCCAATCAGAAGGGGCAGCCACCGTAGATGTACCCGATACACAAGCTAACGTACCGTCTTTACGGAAAGCAAGCAACTGGACTGAGTTAAAGACGCGCTGCTCAGCTTCTTGGATGAAGGTATTGATCTGCTGCGTAGACGTCAGCCCGCCAGCCCCCGGATACGAACCTGACGTATCTGGGAAACTATTTTCAGTATACGCTTGGATAGTAGATACAAGAGTAGCGTAGTTCATTAGACTTAGCCCATCTTCGTGCTGCTGCTATTCCCGCGAGTGGTGTTCTTGGTCCCGCGCGTACGCAATGTCTGAGTGTTGGCGATCTTGTTAGGGTAGCCGTTGTTGCCAAGGCTAATGTCCGCACCACCGCTCATGGTGTGCGGCTTGGCGTAAACGCTGGCAGGGCCAACTTCGTTACCGCCCTTTTTCATGCTGAACTTAGCCATAAATCACTCCTATCTATATCCAGCTAGTATTACATCCAATCCACGGCCCGCGCCAGCCCATTAGCGTAATCTTGGTGTCCGGGGTCATAAAAGTGTGTCCCATCGGCATACCAGCCGGGTTCCGTACCTTTTGTCCCATTAGACAACCCAATATTTGCGTAGGAAACCATCCGCGCCTGCATGTCGTAATATGGAAGCCCCTTGGACGTAGCGTAGTCGCGTATAAAATTCTGCCATGATATTTGTTGGTCTTGGGCGACAACGGACACGGCTTGGTCGAATGGCACCACAAACATAACGTCGCCATACCTAAGGGCACCGCTAATCCCCCGTACCCCTACGATAGTATCGAGGTAAGTAGTGGCAAGTGCCTGCCCCGCAGCCGCGCTAGCTTGCCCAAGGTTGTCGGTCATATCGTTAGTGCCAATGTCGATGATGGTCAAATCTGGCCGCATGACGCCCCAAAACTGCATGGCGGTGGGCGCGGTTGTGCCGTCGCCCCAGCTTGCCGTTGTCGCGCCGACCCAACTCAATTGGTGCATTTGCACTTGCGGATTTGCCGAATTGTAACCCGCCACCCCCAGCACATTGCAGCCGCCAACCGTGGACTTGAGCGTAATCGTTTTGACGCCCGCCGCGCCAAAGTTGGTATCATCAAAGCCAAGGTTGGTTCCGCTCGCCATGACGCGGCGGCGAACGTAGCTCGTGCTGTTATCGCCCGATGTCCCGAAGTTGCACGACATCGTTGTTGCCAGCGTGGTTCCGATCATCGCGGTGGCACTGCCAACCGTGTTGCTGGCGCTCATATTGTAAGTGCCGGTTCCGCCCGTGCCTGTGCCAAGCGTTGATATAGTCCCGTATTCGGTAACGGTCGTCCCCGTAGCAGGAGTTATTACAACCTTGCGAATCCGCTGCCCTACGGCAAGCGTTCCCGATGCAACCGCCGAAACGGTCATTACCGTGCCGCTGATCGTTGCGGTGAACGCCGTGTTAGTGAACGGGCTTTCTGTGCGTCCGCCGTCCACCCCGCCGCCCGACCATGACACGCGCGAGGTGTTCAGCGGGGTTGTGCCGCCGTCAACCGACACGGTAAACGAACCGCCGCCCGCGCCGTAATAGATCACGTCGATTGTATCGATGGCCTGCGCCGTGGTGAAGCTGAGCGTTGAACCCACCGACGCCGTGTTGAACAGCGCCCCGCCAGGACCTTTGGTTGTGCCCTGCGACCATCCGCTATTGGCTATGCGGCTATCGGTGGTCTCGCCCACCGTTCCGGCAACCCCGCGCGTTGCACCCCACCAGCTATCGTAAGCTACCGCGAGGCCGGTATCCCGGTTAAGCCGCTTTGCCAGCGCCACCGGCCACGAGCGCAGCGAATTGGACGTGTAGACATACCCGCCGAAGTAGCTCGACGCGCGACTGTCGCCAAGAACAGCAATACGGGCAAAGTTGCCGGGGTTTGCGATATTCTGGCGCGTAAGGCCATCCCGCCACATAAGCAACTGGCGCGGGTCTATCCCGCTTGTCAAAGCCGCAGTTTCGGTAACATTATTAAAGTTTGCATTCATTTGGCTGGAACTGATCGTGGTTCCGGCAACAAAAGTATTAGGTACACCCATAGCTACCCCCAAACACCCGAACCCCAAAGGGATATATCAAACGTACCTGATGTTGGTAAGGGTCCCTCTGAAACCGATACCGTGACGTTTCCTACTGCACCATTGCCTTGTAGCGTATTTGGCAGGTCAGGCAAAGCCAAAGGATTATTAAGGCCTACTGGGTTCCACCCCCACTGAATAATACGGCTACCGTCAGAGGGTGTACCGAAAGCTAGCGAGTTAGTAGAGGGTACTTCGCCGTGGGTTTTCACCTTGAGCCCGGTCATACCCGCTTGCCAGTAACTGACGTCGGGGCGCGGGTTGCGCAGTGCCTGAGGATCATCGACCGGATACATACCGATCTGCAGCTGTGGTTGGTCTTTCTCCCAGCATGACGGGCATACGAGGATGTTCGTGAGCTTGGTCTTGATGGTAAGCCGTTTAAGCTGTTTAAGTTTGTAGCGAAAAGAACACCTATCGCATTCTGCGATAGCCTTCTTACCAGAGGCAAAGGGGTTAGGCATTAGATGAACATCTGACGCGGGGCGATCCGCAGCGGGGCCTTCTCGCGGTCTTCGTCAGCAGCCTGTTGCCAAGCCTCGTCGTACATAGCCTTAAGCATCGGGGTGCGTTCCATCGCGCCGGGGACCTTAAGCGACAGGTAGTACGCCAGCCCAGCGACCATGCACGGTAGAAAGCGGAACGGGATGTCCTGCGTGTTTACACCGTTACCAGCGTCCTGAATACGGCGCAGGCGGTAGTAGAAGAACGTGTAGTAGTTGCTCTGATCCGGGGCGGGCCACACATTAATCTGCGGGGGCGCAGCGCCAGTACCCGGATAGGTCGCACCTGATTGGCGGTTGATCCACACCTGAATAGGCCGACCCTGAGCATTCTTGTTCGGGATCGTGATGTAGGTATCCGCGCTGATGCGGTTGATGTTGATGTCCAGCTGGTTCGAACTTGTACCGGCGTTTGTACGGATAACGTGCTCAAGCAGGTCAATTGTATCTACAGGCAGGTTGTAGGTGATCGTGCCTTGAACCATAGAGATCGAGCCAGACTCAATAGTCCAGAGATTTATACCCCGGTTCGACCATTCTATGGTGAGTAGGTTAAGACTACGCCGTGCAGTCTTGAGATCATAGCCTGTACGAAGCTCAGCACCACAACGCTCAAACGCCTCTTCTACAAGGTTATTGAGATCGAGATTAAACGAGGTGGTGCCGGTCGTGGTCATCTGAATCTCGCTGTCTTCGTGGCGACGGTCTTGGGCTGCTTAACGAACTGCTTGCCCTGCTTCGTCCCCTCCCGCTTAGCCTTAGTAGTAGCAGCATACTCGCTAGATGTCAGGGCCTGCCGCGCTTTCTTTGGCAAATAGCGCTCACCAGTGGCTTTCGCTCCCTGAGTAGAGGGCTTGCCAGACTTCGTGCCCCAGTCTTCCTTAGTCCATTTGGACAGGGATTTCTGCGCTTCTGTCTTTGGGCCGCTGTATCCGCCGCCAGACTTCTTGTACCGCTGGGTGGCAAGTTGTGCCTTGCGCGCGGACCATTGACCCGGATTACCGCCTTTGCCGCCAGCTTTTACACTAGCGACAATGCTCTTCCACTTGGGTTCGTCTGACCGAGCCACTCACCCTCCACCGAGCTTCATTCGCTGCATGTTACGCATCGCCGCCATACGGGGGTCTTCGGGGCGGGTTTGCTGGGTCGCGGGGGCCATAGGCATACCCATCTGCTGCTGCATCTGCTGCTGGCGCGCGATATCTGCATATTGCCCCATCGGCTGAGCCTGCGGGTGCTGCATACCGGACATAAGAGCGGCTACCTGCGGCGGCATGGTCTGCTGGTCCGTAAAACTACCTCGGGGGTGAGGCCCACCGGACATAAGAGGCATACCGGACATGAGAGCGGCTACCGGCGACGAACTGGGGGGCTGTGGGGTAATATGAGGTGCTGTACCCATAAGCTGCGCACCAAGCGTAGGAGCCTGTTGGGTAGAGGGATTAAAAGCCAGTGCTCCCTGCGAATAATGCGGAGGAGCCAAGCCCGCCAGCGGATCGCCCTGAGGCTGCATACCTCCGCCCAACGGAGCACCTTGGGGGTTACCCATAGGCTGCTGACCAAACATCGGGTTCGGCGGCGGGGGCGCACTGGTGTTGAATTGGTGGTAAGCGTTCTGAAGCGCCATGACCCCCTGCGGGTTCTGAGGACCAAAAGTGCCGGGCGTGTACTGTTGGTTCGGATGCCCTTTGCCGCCCATAGCAGGCTGGCTACTCTTCATCGGTCCGCCCATACCCATACTAAATCTCCTTCGACATCTGTACGTTAATCCCTACGTATCCCCGGTCTTTCAGCGGACTACGCAACCACCCTAACGCCCCGTCAAGGTCACCGCTTGGCAGCGGTGCTGCTTCCCCCATAGGACTGCCGTTTTCTCAAGCGCTAGTACTCCGTCCATATCGCCGCCCGCAAGAAACCCATTAAGGACGGTCTTACGTGGGTAGTATATAATCTGGGTTACGAGTACCGCCGTTTCATTGGACCATAACTGCACATCGCCAGTATACATCATATCAGCAATATCTATAATGTTGAAGGTGCCGTAAGCACACTCCAACGCATTCTCCATCCACTGCTGGCACCGTTTGAACTCTGGTACCCAATCCGGCAATTTGCCGTCTGCCTCGTAGATGGAGAAATCTACAAACATTACTTCTTGAAGCCCTTTAGGACTTCGGCAAACCTAGCACGCTGCCCAAGCTTACCGGGGGCCTTCGCAGCTTTGGCGAGTTTCTTAGCTGGAATCGGTTCGCCTTTCTTGGCACCAAGCGCAGCACGCAGTGCCCCCGGCTTCTTGATTGCGCCCCGAATCCACTTACCGCCCTTAGCCATACCGACTTTACCCTTAGGCATCTTCGATGCCTTCATGTCACCCATACCACGGCTCGGTCGCATAGTTAATCTCCTTAGGCCCATACTCTATACGGAGTTGTGGGTTCTGCCAGAACAATGTTGCCGAGGGCGGTGGTCTGCTCGTCTGTCAGGTCTGCCATGATGCGCAGGTTGGCGTGGTAGCCTTTGACGCCCTTGATGGGTCCGATCTCGTCCAGCGCCACACCTTCAGCCAGCACCTCGTCGGTCATGAGGCCAGCCGCGACGAGTTTCTTGACCAGCGCATTGCGCGTGGTCGCCTTGAGGTACAGGTCTATCATGTCGACAAACTCTGAAGCTCGGCGTCCGGAAGGCGTATATTGTAGTAACTGACAGAGCGGATATGTGTGTTGGTCACATTGACCGCTGCGCCGCTTGGGTCAGCGCCGATATTAAACTGCGTCGGGGACACAGGAAGGGCGCCTGATGTATCCGTCACGACAGCCCCACCATTGCGCGAGGCCGAGAAGTCGTTGGCTGCATACGCGCTGGCAACAGTATTTACCACGCCGGCAGTCCCGTAGGCGCCGAGCGACAAGATGGCCTGCGCCACTGAGCCGGAGTAATACACGGCGCGCATAAGGGAGCCCCCGGCGTCATTGTCGAAGTGGACAGAGTTCTGCCCCACAACCCCATTTGAGGCGGCAATGTATGTAGCGTACACATTGGGCGAAGTTTCATAGCTGGCCACAAAAGTCCCCTGCGCAGCGTTAAACCACGAGGAGAAGTTTGCGCCTGTCATGACAGCTACGTCTGCCGCGCGTGTAACCTGTGAGCCCGTGGTGGGGATGTAGCTGG